CGCTCCCTTCCTATTATTGTGATAGCCGTAATTTGGCTAATAACGATCTGTGGAGGATTGCCAAACGTGGAACGTTTTTTATTCGATGAATTGCTCCAAGGTATAGAGTTTTCTCTAATACTAAGGACCGGGCTTTCTCCACTAAGGAGAAAGCTCTTACAATATCTTCAATACTAAATTCAATCCGTCCTTCTTTAGGTCCCTGGTAAAGAATAGTCCAATACTCAAGAGTATTGGTCTCTTCTAATCGTCCTTCGACGATCCGGAATTCCTTAAGAATTTCAGCGAATTTAGCGGCGTGGGCATCCACAATTTCATTAATTGCCGGTTCCACGCTATACAAGACTTCTGGGATTAATTCCCGAACTTGTTTCACACGCATTGCGTATGAATCCCATAGGGCTTCATTGCTTGCATGTTTCGCTTTAACTAGGAGTCCTACCAAGCTCATTTTCACGTGTGAAAATGTTGCTTTAAGGTAAGAATACCGTGTTAGAGCATCCTCTTTAAATGTACCAGTAAATATTCCATACTCGCCTTTCATGGCGGCAAGGAGTGTATCTACTTGATACGTATTGGTGTAGGAACTTAGTTCCGACACTAGTATACTAACAATAGTATTTAATCTATCTGAAGGTATTATACCTTTAGTTAGTTTTGAGGTCAACTTTCTCCATTCTGAATGAGTCGTTATGGCTCTAACAGAAGAAGAGATCGTATTCCCTATAAATCCTCGATCTCTCAACCGGCGTATCCATTCCACTTTCGCGGATAAGGACGTAGACGGTCCAAAATATAAACTATTGGCAGAAACCATCAACACTTCTTTTAGAGAAAGTGGAGATATGTTATGCCCGTTATATATGTTTTGAGATGCAAATTGAAAGAATCCAGTGTTAGAAACAAAAGATTTTGCTAAACCAATAGTTATACCATACTCTTCACATACTTTCGTATAATGATGAGCTACAGCCGGGTGCGCGATGATTATATCATCTCCAAGGACTAAGTAATCCTCGAAATGAAATTCATTTGCACGGGCAGCTGCTAGGTAAACGAGATAATGATGGACCATGGCTAGAGAAGCCCATGATGATAATAACCCCATAGGTTGTCCTCGAGTATATTCAACCTGTCGAGTAGCTAATGCTCTCGATTCTGGTACCCAGTATTTTCTAGAAGTTAAAACCTCTAGCCAAACACCGGCGAATGCTCGTGACGTCCATTGGGCCAATACATCTTCATATAAATGTACCGGAATTAGATCTGTTGCAGATTTTAAATCATATGAAGCTACAAATCTGTAGCGACGTTCAGTAAATTCTTTAACTTTCCCTAATTGATCAAAAGTTGCGTCACAAGGATGCGCTTTTAGAACACGAAATAGTGAGTCATGTAAAGGTGTTAAAAGCACTTGAGACCAATAGTCTCCTAGTGCAAACACTCGAACTTTTCCCGCTGCTTCATGTTTAAATGCTAACTTCCCTCTAGGCCACATTGACAATAAAATGTCGATGTTCGCTAGAACGGCAATAGAGCTATTCCATCTAAAGTGAGAAATTTTCTCAGCTTTATTTCGAAGAGCAACTAAATCGTCGTGATATGCAGATCTTAAGATTATTTTAGAATAGTAAGAATTTCCAACCGTCTCAATATGAGATAAAAGATCAGCATCCTCTGAAACTCTAGGTTTTCCTTGGAAAACCTGTACTTCATTAGCTGTATTGATATAATCTTCAAATACCTCTCTAACTTGTTTATTCCGCGCAATCACCATTGCATCAATCCCTGATCCTAGGATGCTTGTTGCATCTGAAGGACCAGCGGTCATGATCAATGGGAAAGTTGGGAAAGAAAACAACAAATCAGGAAGAATGGATTTTCTGTTAAAGAATTTCCAAAAGCCAACTATGTTTTTATCCAATTCCGCACGTTTAGGAGTTGATCTACTTTTTAGTATTTCATCTCTTAACATCGGCCATGTTAGTCTTTCAGCTGGCGTCGGTCTTGTTTCATCGTTTGGGTCATAATCATTGAACCAACCTGGTTCAAAATTAGGACTCCAAACTGGAGCTTCAGATCGCATACGCCATGTCGAATGACTATAGGTTGCATGAACATGTGGTGCTTGAATAGAACCTAAAGAAGGTTGCTGTCCTACTCCTAACATTCCTTTAAAGGAATGTAGTATAGTTGAAACAACTATAATAGTCTTAATGTCACCCTCCCGAATCAATTTTCTTAATTGAAACGGTATAATTTTAGGCAAACCATTAGAAAGAGAAATTCTCTTACCTAATGCTTGCGTAGACTTAAGCGGGTTACCAGCAAGATATTGTAGGGTTGCAATTGATGCTACTTTCAAATACAATATAATAAAATTTATATTGGAATGTGAGTAAAAATGGTTGAGTTTCAACCCCATAGATTGTATAGCAGGAACGCAAAATAACGGATTTTTAAGTCCTAACCAATTTCTTACATCTCTGTAATAAGTTGGCAGGAATGCCTTAAAATTTCTTTTAAAGCGAATCAAAGAATCTTTTACTACCCAGCCGCTCCGTAATGTGAACATTGACGAAAACTTAGCTCTAAGATCCTGAATAGGGGGTGTTGAACCATCTGGTTTAACACTAAATTTCATGTAAACCTCCTCTTGAGTTTCCTCAGGAGTTACTAATACAACCATCTCACGATCGTTAGATAGTGCGATAGCTACCAATTTCTGGTAGCGATTCTCGCTTAAGTAGAGCAATCCTGATGAATTAATCGGGTCTACAATAACGTAGTGACCTTTGGCACGAACCCAATTTATGGATTTGAGATAATTAGAAATATTCATTAGATGATTATGGTGCCATTAACATGGTACTTTATAAATCTACTGACATAGCTAATAGTAATCACGTCACTTGTTAATTTACCTTGGGATTATCTAGATGGCTAGAAAATAGTCCTTAGATGATCTCCATGCTTTAAGTATCGGCATACACAAAGTTTATTACATTAATTTGGTAATTAATATAACCCAACTTCCGTAAGGAAGGGTCCATTATGTACATTAAAAGTTGTTAAGTCTTTTAATAAGCTTACAACGCATCATGGGCGTGTCACCTTAAAGAATCAAATTGACAAGAATATAATTATTTTCACTATCGTTACAACTTATAAGAGGTTGTTACCAGCGATAATTATTATAAACGGCCATAATAACTCATTGTTCCGTGATTGCCGAGATAATTTAGAAATGAATTATACATCAAGCATTCACAAGTACACGTATGTGTAAGAATCTGTATAACTTATTAGTAAAAAGCTCTTTAATCAGAGTTATTACGTGGTGAAACAAGGTCCTTCTTCTCTTGCCCCTGATAAAGGGGGGGAGCAGATTTTGTTCTTAGACTTTTTCCGACAATGACAACGTATTCGTTATATTATCTTCCTAAGTTTCGATGGAACGCCCTGCGGGGTGACAGGAATTTGGATTCTATCCCA